GGGATGTGTTCTCGGGGGTTCCGGGAACGGAGGTGATGAAGTTCAGGTTGGCGGAGTTGAACGCACAGGCCCATGGCGCCATCCGGAGGAGACGGCGGCGGAAGGGGACGTAGATGATGTTGAACTGGATTGCTTCGTTGTTGGAATTGGCCGCCAGTTGGGCGGCGGTGATAGTGGTCCGTGACCCCCATGTTTGGAGGGCACGGTTGACCATGTCGACCTGTGCGGTCATTTACGCTGTTCCTTCGTTCTTCTTGGCTTGGCCGATTTGATATGGCATCCATTCGACATAGGGTGAATCGCCTACGATGTGTGGGCTACCCTCCTGAACAATTGGGACCGAACCCATACCAGACGGAATACCACCTTGATCAAAGACAACAAGGTTCACCATGTTGTCTTCCCAAACCCAGGTGACGATTGCAGGTCTGGGCTGGTCCTGACGCTCTTCCTTTGAAGGCCAATACCACATGACTCGGCCGATGGTTGGAACAATCATATCAATACCTCCCTTGTGAGCCACAGCAACCGTGGTTGATGCCGCCAATGCCCGGTGAGCCGGAATGGGGACCACCATTGTCAGGGCCATTGGTGGTGCCTTGGTTCACTCCGTGAAGGCCGGGGCTCTTGGGATCCATGATGTTCTTCGGCCCTTGAGGAGCCTGATAGTTACGAACGTCAACGGTGTCACCTGGGAGGACACCGCCACATTCAGCCCCAGAGGCTTGGGGCTGCCGTGAGTTTGGGCCGAAGCCCCCAAGGATGTCTCGGGCCATTAGAGTCTCCTTTCAACAGAAGGAGATTTAGGCTCCTCTACTGCTTTCACTTTCACTTCTTCACCTTTCTTGGCTTCTGACTCCACCACAACCTCGGTCTCTGCCTTTTTGATCTCCTCGGCCTTCTCGACCTCAAGCTGCTTCGCGGTTTCCGCTGCAACCACCTCTAATTGTTTCTGGGCCGCATCCGCGAGGGGCTTGAGCTTGGGATGACCTAAGGCCTTTTCAAGGATATTCAACAGTGCAGATACTGCATCTACATCAAACGTTGCCATTAGTACTCTCCTTGTGAGCCGGTCTTGTGACGTTTTTGTCCAATCCCGGGTGCTTTGTATCCGCGGCCGCCTGACCACGGGGTGGCGTTGAAGGTGTAGTCTCCCGTGTCGGTGGAGTGGTTGCCGACCTTTTCGCCGAGGTAGGAAACGGCTCCGGGGTTTACGAACTTGGGGTTGGGCTCGACCTTACGGTCATGCGGACCGCTGATGCTTGGGCGTCCTTGTTTCATGTTGATCCATTCTCCTTTGGTTTGCTTAGTTGCCTCGTGTGGTCCCACCGATTGAGTGGGTCTTCCGCCATTGCTCGACGGACCTTTTCGAACGTGCCGCCACCAATATGGGCCTCTTCTAAGAGTTGGCGGTAGCGATCATCACAGCGCTCTAATTCTTCCATGACATGTCGGGGGACCGGTAGGCCACGCTCTTCGTAGAGATGGGCGATGTCGTGAACGTCATGCATGTACATGATGAACCGGCGCATCTTTTCGGAGACTTCGGATTCTGCATCCCGCATGTAGGTGACAACGGTGGTTAGCATCTCACGGACCAGTTTCATATTGGCGTCGATGCGCTTCAGGTAGACTTCAGCAGAGTGATCTTCAGCCACTTTGATTTCCTTAATTTGTACGAAAGACAGTTATAGCTTCTGAGCCAGAGGCGCAGTTGGTGATGATCATTTGCCAAGTGCTCCCGGTGTTGTTTGGAACGGTAAAAGTACCGGTTGTGCTAGCAAGGGTTATGCCTGTGTTGGTCACTATGGTTGCGGTTTGAGTAGTGCCGCGGTTGCCGTAGGTGAACTGTTTGCTGATGGGGGTTTCACAGCCGTTGCCGGGACCACCCGCGGCGGATTGGATGATCTGTTGGGCGGTAGGAAGGGTATCGCTGAAGCCCGCTCCCGCGCCACCTGTACGGTCGATGAAGCCTGAAAGGACCTGTGCGGCGGTTAGAGTGACACCGGTGGCGGAACTGACATTGACGTTGGTTGCCCCGGTCCAAAGCTGACCTTTGGTACCGATGACGGAGAGGCCATTGCCCAGCCAAGCGGAGTTGTCGTTAGCTGGAATACGGCTGTAGGAACCGATGGCGAATGATTGCTTGCGGGCTGCCGACGATGTCTTGCCGCAGGACTCGCCGATGCATTCTAAGTTGTTATCGCTAGTGAAGGGGAAAACATTGACGCCAACGTTGGGAAAGCCTGCAGGGATGGCAGTACCAGCTAGGGCTGTCCCACCAGCGGAGTCGCCAATCGCGGTTACTTGAACATTGGCCGAGCCAGTGAAGAGGGTGGCATGGCCTACACCTGTGTTGTGGTCGTCAACGGTAGCGGCTAGCATCGAGGCACGGCCTACAGCAACGTTGGAGCCACAAGTAGTGCAGGTTCGCAGGGCTTGGTTGCCAATGGCAGTGTTGAAGTTATTTGGAGTCACAGCGTTGTGCAGGTTCTGCCCTATGAGGTAACCGACAAAGGTATTGCCTGTGTCATTGATCAACGCACCGCCATTGCCGGAGCCAATCAATACGTTTTGGGTTCCGGTGGTTAGGCCAAGTCCTGCCCCAGTGCCGATAGCGATATTATCGCTTGCACCGTTCATTGATGGTGCCGTAGTGGTATCGCCAATGGCAAAGGAGGCGGTGGATGTAGTACCTCTGGTGAAGGAAAAACTATTGATTGTGGTTGCGGTTGCTGCACCAAGGATGGGGGCGACAAGTGTTGGTGTGTTGGCAAAGACCGCGGTTCCAGTTCCGGTTTCATCGGTCAGCGCCGCGGCTAGATTAGCTGATGAAGGAGTCCCCAACCAAGTGGCAATGCCAGCCGCTGGAGTTAGGGTTGCAAGGGTGCTAAAGGCTACGTTGTTGGTTTTCAGACAGGTGAAGACTCCGGTAGTTGGTACAACCGTGCAGTCTTGAGAAGGAGTATAGGCGCCAAGAGCTCCAGCGTTGTTGTATTGAGTTTGGCCATTGGTGCCTGCCGGGGTACCTGTTGGGAAGGATGCGAATGGGATCTGTCCGGGGAGGCCACCAGCAATGGTGCCACAGGCGGTGTTAGGGCCGAAGATGCCATTGCATTGAGCCCAACAGACTGAAGGTAGAAGGAAGAGGGTGATAGCGAGAAGGAGGCGTTTCATTGCAGTAGTGTCCATCCACCTGTTTCGAGGATTGGTTTGAGTATGATAGCGCCATAGTTGGAGATGAGGCTCACTGTGGCTTGGCCAGAGATAGTTTCGGCACCAAAGGGGTTGATGACGATTGGATGGGCGAGCGCGAAGCCGCCAATGTCGCAGATGGTTATGGGGATCAAGACCCATTGGCCTGGAATGGCTTGGGGACTCTGAGGAGAGGCTTTCGCTGAGGGGAGGTTTATGATAACACCATTAGCGTTGACGTTGACGGTGATGAGATTGGTGCCTCGGGAGATAGTGACAGCCCCAGCAGCAGTGATGGGGAGCACCGCTTGCTGAGGCTGGGTTACCCAGCCAACTGAGGGACCCATCCAGTAGCGTTCGTATTGACGAAAGGTGCCACCTTGGTCTAAGTCTGACTGGGAGCCCATTTCACTTCCCTTTCTTTGGAGCTGGGCGGATGGTGCCACGGCCGGTATCGGCCCGGTTGAATTCCTTCGCCACCTTCGTTGGGATCCCAACCTTTTTGGCAAAGCTAGGATTGTGAGCGGCTGCGGCCATGGTACGGGCTTGCTTAGGGGATTTGCTTGGCATTAGATCCTCCGTGAGGTCATGCGGTTTTGGGCCTTTTGTTGCGAAGCGGCCTCTTTAGCATACGCTTCCAATGCAGCCTCATGGAGTTCAGCTTCGGTTGGCTCTACTTCAGGAAGGGGCTCTTCCTCATCAATGACTTGATCTGGCTCCGGAACGATCTGAACCTTACCCGCAAGAGCCGCAAGGATCTGCTGGTTCTGGGCCATCATGGCCATCATGGTTTCCATGAACTTGTCTAGGCCTGGGTTCGATGCCACTTCCCGAGCGACCTTGAGTTCGGTCATTTGGTCGATCAGGGTATCACCAAGCCGGGCGTAGAAGCTCTGGCGTTGAGAGTCCTCGTCGATGCCTTGGGTTGGGGTCCAGCTAAAGCGAGAGGAGACCTCTTCGGCTTCTGCATCAAGAGGGAGCATCCCCGGAGTGGGGTTGCCTTCGAAGATGATATCACGAGGGAGGCCCTTGCCTTCCCAACAGACGATGATTTCGCCATCCATGTTGTTGTTTTCCGGACGGTGGGTCCAGTCATCTTCCAGACGAGGGTCCAGGTGTTTTGGGACCTTGTACATCTTCCGCACAGGCTTGCCGGTACGGGAGTCGGTAGTGGTGTGTTCCCATCGTTCCGAAGGGACAGAGAGGTAATGTGGCTCTGTAAGTTTCCATCTCGCCATGTCAAGATTCCTTCTTCATGAGTTGCAGGATATTGGGCAATTCAGGTTTATCTATTTCCAACACAAAGTGTCCGTTTAACAATTGCCAGATCCTTTCCCAATTATTAAGGTAACGCATTAAATCCGGTCGACATGAATGCAGCTAGAAACGGGTATCCCGTCGCTGACAAATGCAACGTATCCGACCAATTGGCCGGGTGGGCAGCGAACGCGCCACTAGTTCCAATTTGTGTGCTGGTGTGTATCGCCATGTAGGCATCGGCATTCGCTGGAAGTGGCGTCGCAAGTGCATCCCATGCGGCATCATAGGAGTTTCTGGTAGCGTCTGGGTCTCCGCTAAAGCCCGTAGAAGTCCCCCACACGGTCTGCTGATTTGCAATCGCCTTGCGAGCAGCTAGGTACGTCGCCCCATTTGTCGTCACGGCAATTCGCTGATTTGTCCATTCAAACGTAACGACCGCATGTGTCTTTCCATACGCCACAGCGAGAGGATCAATTTCGGTCGGGGCCAGCGTATTCAATTGGTCAATCTGAATACTGCCGACTGATAAATTATTCCAAGTACCGAAAGGAAGTCCAGCTGTCTGTGCTGCTTGATACGCTGGCGTGTTGACTACGCTGTTCACGATACCGCTGGGCCCGTTAGCGGTCCCTCCAGCGCCGACACCTTGCGAGATGCTATCGCCAAACACGGTCATGATTTTAGGAGTGGCCGCCCAAGGATATGGAAGACTATACTTGTCGCGCGCCCATTTTTCTGCTTGAACCATCTGGGTTGGAGTGAGCCTGACGTTCCAAACTAGAATTTCGAAGATGTCGCAGGTGCTAGGGAAGTTATTTCCGGCGTCGGTCCCAATCGAAAATGTGTGCGCTCCGCTGCCTTGCCCAGAGTTGTTGCGGGCGTAAAAACATCCACCAGCAGTATAGTAGTTTTCAACGGCCTGACCTATTCCACCTAGATTTTGCGTCACCGTGTAGCCCAACGTCGCAAACTGGTTTGTGGTGTAGTATGGAGCAGCCAACGAACTGTCCCCGCCGTACCTACCAAGGCCGGACTGACTATCCATAAAAAACAAGAACGAATCGCCGCCTGTTGTGCAAGAGAATGGCGTCCCAACGCCGAAGAACGCGCCTTGGACCTTTGCGGCGATAAAGACGGTGTACTCTTTAGCGTCCACAGCGGTTCGCAGGACACCCGGGGTAGCGATTGATAATCCACCAGTTCCGACTGTGCGCACCGCAGGCTTACTGCCTTGGGCGTTTGTGAGGAATGTCGGAACCATGGCGACAGCCGTTCCCGCAACAATGCCGTTGATACTGTCGGTCCAGGACGTGACACTCGCCCCATTGGAAAGGGCAAGACTGTCTGCGCTAAAGCGTGTAACAAGGTTGGCTTGCTGCGGCAGTGCCGTACCAGACGAGAGGCCATGAAAATGAAGTCCGGCTTCTGCTGAAGTTACCGAATTAATGGCTAAAGCGGAAACGGTAGCGAGTAGAAATCCTCGGCGCGAAACTTTCATGTGGCCTAGAATCCCCAATATACATGCTGATTATTGTACATGTTTGTAGCATCGGCCCCGGAAAAGGCCGCCGGATATAGACCAACTTCGCAGACAGCCCCATTCATATGATTAGTGAAAGAATCTGAAAAAATACCAAGCTGGGTTGTTAATGTAGTGCCACCAGAACTTTGGGTGGACGATGTACTTGTATCAGTTACTATGAATGATGATGCAGAATTGTCCACGTTTTGAAACGCATGAGGCGAAGTATCAGTAGCTCCAGCAGTAACTGAACTGGATGAAAAAAACTGAAAAGTTCCACTGTTAGTTCCCATACCAGTGCCGCCCCCGCCACTAGCCCCAAAATATTGATGGTTCCCAGTCGTTATTGCATACTTAACAACAGCAGAAACAGTCAACGGCTGTGCTAAACTACCGAAGCTACCGTTAAAATTCCCCCCGGAAGTTCCTACACCACACGTTTTTGTACCAATAGCATTGGCAGTTAGCGTCGCCCTAGAGCCCACCGCAGCCTGAGAGAGATCACACGCAGCTGCAGAGCAATTGGTTGCGCCGCTGATGTCGTAGTATATTTTTACAGTGCAATTCGCATTCGGGCACGTAATTCCGCCAATGACCTTTGGAACAATATCGCCTGTCGTGGCGTCACTGAGCATGTCTGCACAAGCGACATCGGTACCGCCGGTACTATCGCAAGCATTGATTAGTTTGTTTCCGCGCGTAGCTGCGCTGAAGGCGCGCGTGCCCCATGCTGCGGTCCAGCCAGTTTTAACATCTCCTATGCCGGTAAATACAACCCCTCCACCAGTAGCCAATGGCAACCATCCAGCCCCCGTCAACCAGACAAGACTAAAGAGCGCGACCAGAATTGTTGCGTACTTATTGCTGCACATAAGTCATAACCCCTTGAATGTTTATAACGCTACCTGCAGTAAGAGCACATATACCATTCGAAGCTGCCGATTTAAATATCGTTGATCCTGCTCCACCGTAGTTAACCGTAACAAGCGGAGCGGACGTTGTAACATCCCCACTCCCAAATGTTCCGGTTAGCGCGACCGGACTTGTACACGCAGCCCCAGTTCCATATTCGAATAGAATAGAATCGGCGGTGGTCGCAGATGGAGCTATGGTAAACGATATACCACAAACATAAACGACTGTTGCACCTGAGACAGCTACTAGACTAGTGGTCCCTGCAGCGGCTGTAAGATTTATTGGAACTGAGGACTTGGCGACGTTTGGAGATTGACAAGGATCGACGTATTGATCACTGGCAATGGTGACGGGGACTGAGGCGGATTTGGTGGTTTGGCCAAGGGCAATGATGCCGGGGCTATCTGGGCGAAGATCGACTACCAATGCTGTGTTGGTCGCTGTGACCGGTGCGGTTGAAACAGCAACTTGCCCTGTAGATGTAGACGTACCGCCAAATTGAGCAACGTTGACTGATTGGTTGGCCGGAAGTGCTACGCTATCAGGCGTAACCAATAACTTGGTCATGCCAGCAACGCCCTGCACCGTCAGCGCTTGTGTCGCTGCAGTTCCTGCAGGACCATCAAGGGTAGCGCCAGCATTGCCAAGAATATCTATCTTACCAATGTTGTTGGTGCCCGCTGGAGTCGCTGCTGTTATATCTGTGTGGAGTTGCGAAGACGTGTCTATGTCAATTAGCGTTTCACAGTTTCCATCTGCTGCACTTTTCGAACTGATATTGCGTGACGCTCCGGTACCGTCTAGGATCGGAAGTGGGATGGCGCCGCAAACGGCGAAGGCGCTATGCGTGATCAGGGAGAACGTGAGGATTAGTAGGAGCTTTTTAAACATGACCATCCCCTTTCAGAAGTGGATCACAGTCGCGTATTGGGAGTTACAGACGGCGTTGAATTTAAGTGCGTTGGAGCAGGATGGTGGAATTGGTGATCCACCTCCTGAAAGAGAGTCAGATACGCCATGGAGTAGTTGTGCTGAGGCATTTACCGTTAGGCACAAGAGGAATAGAATAATCCATTGAATGGAGGTCAATTTGTGAACCCCCATGCTGAGATAGAGCCTACTGTTCCCGCGCCCCCAGCAGGGGTGTTGACGACGATGTTGGTGTTCGCGGCTGAGGCTACCAGACATCCAGGGAATGCAACACCTAGGACACCCTGACCGGAGGAGACGAAGACATAGGTGAAGTTCATGGTGGTTGGGAGACCAGTAATGGTGACGGTACCGGTGGTGGCGGTTGTTGTTGCGCCAGAGGTGAGGACGAAGCCACAGATGTAGGTCCACTTGTTGGCTGTGCCGGTAAGAGTTGCTGATGAGGAGCCTGTGGTGAAGGTAGTGGATGGAGTGAGTGGGGTTGCATTTGGGCCTGCGAGAGGGGTTGTGATAACGACTTGGGCTAGCACAGCACTTGCCAGCCCTAGGTAGAGTAGGAATGCTGCACAGAGCTTTTTCATTTGGGTTTCCTAAAACTGGGCGTACCAGACCAGAGTCGTAAAGGTGACAGCGGACGGATTGATACAGAGGGCTTGGCCGGTACTGCTTGATTGAGTAGCGTATTGGGTCTGAGTTGCATTTGGAGAGTTGGAGCTAACGGTGAAGGCAGGGGATAGTTTCTTGATTCCAGTATCACAGGGAGTGGTAGTTTGGGTACCGAAGGTAATTGCCATGGTTCCGTTAGTGCCGGAGTTGGTTATGTTCCAGCCACAGATGGAGATGGTTTGGCCGGCGACTGCGGGGACGGCGATTTGGACACCAGCGGTGCCTGCCTCGACTATAGCTATCTTGTTGCATTGGATTTGAGTAAGCGTGCCAACGTATTGAGCAATGGCCGCACACGGCCACAGGAGGAGGAGGAGTAGAACGAGTGCGGCACAGAGCTTACGCATCGGGGTTATCTCATCTTATACCAAGAGTTGGTGGACAAGACATAGCGCCATTCGGCACTGGTCCCAGTTCCAAGAGCACCCGTGACGGCGCCATTCACAATGGTGGAACCGTCGGTTGCTGCAACGGTGCATTGAGTAAAGGCACCGGCAGAGCCATTAACGATCTCCATGATCTCACCGTCCCATGGAAGGGTTGGTAAGTTGACAGTGGTGGAGACTGATGCGGCAGTGAAGATCACTGAGCCTGTGGTGTTGGTGATGGTAGACAGGGTACCGGAGGTGACTGCGGTGGTGGCCACGCCTTGAGAGTTGCGGATCTGTCCGGAGGTGAGGAAGAAGGATGAACCACCAATCCCCTCACCTGCTTGCCATGCCTCGTTGCCGGAAAGGGTCCGTGAGGTAAGGCCAGTTTGGGCAATCACCCCACCGATGAAGGCTAGGGCCAAAAGGGCCCCAACCAGAAGTGTTCGGAGTTTGGTCATCACGGGGTCCTCAGTTGGCGATGTTGATCCCAGCGGGATAGCCGCCAAGGACTGCGTTTGCATTCTCCGGTAGATCGTGCCGGTCGAGGACAAGATAGCCTTGGATTCGCTGTAAGCCGCCGGTGAAGGTACCGACCGACACGTAGCCGAGTTGAAGGAATCGTGGGGGTGGGAAGTCCAAGGCCGGACGGGGCATATCGATATCAAAGAGTCGGGCTCCGGCTACTAGGCTGGCCAAGGCCACGACTGGGCCAGAAGCGTAGATGACAAAGGAGCCGGGGGCGCCTGAGCCGTTATCAGGGGCACCTTGGATGTTAATTTGAAGAGAGGTACCGCCGGCAAAGCCGACGACGGTTTGAACCAGGAGTTTCATCGCTGGATCGTCGCCGATGCCGATGTCTCTGGCACCACCACCAGCGGCGAAGGAGGGGATTTGTGGGTTACCGGCAAGGCCTACGCCAAGGTCGATGATGTTAGAGGAGGTTTGAGTGCCGGTAGTGGGAACGTCGCTGCGACCATCTAATGCAGAAACACCACCAGAAACAGCCCCGGTGAATTGGAGGAATCCGTCGAGAATCATGTCATGTTCCTTTCAAGTAACTTGGGCTTCGTTGGACAGGACCGCGTCCACCGTGCGGATGGGGATGCCACGGAAGGTGGTGATGGGCTTGCCGTTGAATTCCTCAATGCGAAGGAGTACGTTGGTTTTGTTCATCGCTTGGAGATCGAGGTAGGTCCGGATGATGCGGTTGCAGTAGATCACGGTACGGCCCATGTCGGCGCGGACTGCCGGGGTGTCAGAGGTTTGGATCGTGGTTGCAGAGACCGGTGCGGTGGGGAGGCGGTACAGTGCACGGACCAAGAGGTTGATCAAGTTCGCCGCGGAGACGCCGGTCAGTTGGGTGACGTCGATGTTGGCGATCCGCGCCATATAGCGCCAGTCTCGTTGGGCGAAACCGATTTCCCACTTGAAGTGCTCCCGATAGGCCTGGTAGGTGTTGCCCAGACTGTCAGCAACGGGCCATTCACCCATGTCGCGTTGCTGGAGACCGGCGAGTTTGCCCTTGGGGAAGATCGCGTGGTTGGTATCGGTACCCCAGGTCATCACCCACATTGAGGTGTTGGTGGATGCGGTGCCACCGCCATCAAGGACGTTGTTGGCAGTTTGGGAGTTCGCGACGGTTTTGGTGGAGTAGCGTGGGGCAAAGCCGGTGAAGCGTTCCGGGTTGGCGAACTGGTTGCCGTAGACCATAGTGGAGGCGACTTGTTGGGACATTCCCTCCAGGAAGGCGCGGCTTTCAGAGAGGCGGAACTCAGGGGTATTGCCGTTCAGATCGGCGATGTCTTTGTCGATCACGGAGTAGGTTTCGAGGTTGCCGCAGGCCTCGACGAGTTGGGCCGTGGTGGATTTGGCGTTGGGAACGCCGGTGTTGAGCAGGCGCCAGGTGGCCTGGGGCAGAGCGGTACGGACTGTGGTCTTGTGCCCGGTTGGGAGGTTGCCTTCGACGACCATCATGTCATCGAGGAGTTCGTTGGTTTGGGACAGAAGTTCGATGATAGCGGCTACTTTGTAACCATCATCCATACGCTTCGCCCAGTCCGCGTAAGTGAGTGCGGTGGTGCCTACGATTGCCATAGGGGAGGATCCTTAGTGAGGGTTAAGATTCATTCTTCATCCTCTGTTCCTCTGGGCGCTGCCGTTCTACC